ATAGAAATCATCATGGGAACGGTTATGCTTGGATACAAAGGAAAGTTACAAGATTAGGAATAAAAACTTTTGGACTTTGGATTATGCAGGCAAACTGTACAACACCAATTTATGATGATAAAGGAGTCTTTGGAAGCAAAGGGAAAATCTATTACAAGTATACTGATCCGCTTGATGGAGAATTATATGTATTCCCAGAAATGGACGTGATACATGTAAAAACCTCAATGACACTGGATGGATATACAGGGATCCCGGTAAGGAAAATGATTGGAGGAACCATTCAGGGAGCGCAAAAAAGCCAAGAGTATATGGACAATTTATACAAAGAGGGAATGACAGCGGCCATGGCATTGCAATATACCGGAGAGATTGATGAAAAGTACATACAAAAGTTGCGTAAAAAATACGAAAAGTTTTTATCAGGTCCTCAAAACGCAGGGAAAGTAGTACCTGTTCCGGTAGGAATGCAACTGCAACCACTGAATTACAAGTTGACGGATGCCCAGTTCTTTGAACTAAAGAAATATACAGCATTGCAGATTGCAGGAGCATTTGGAGTAAAGCCGAACCAAATCAACGATTATGAAAAAAGCTCATACGCAAACAGCGAAATGCAACAATTATCTTTTTTGGTGGATACGATGTTGTTTCCACTGAAACAGTATGAGGAAGAATTTACATTTAAATTATTTATAAATACTGAGGGAAGCGGGAAAATCTGCAAGTTTAACGAGAAAGCGATTTTAAGGACGGATTCAAAAAGCCAAATGACACAGCTGACTTCAGCAGTGCAAAATGGAATTTATACATCAAATGAAGCCAGGGAAATGTTAGATAAGCCACGTCACCCGGGAGGAGACAGACTTCTTATGAACGGGAATTTTATACCAATTGAACAACCAATATCCGAAAGGAGGAAATGAAGAAAATTGAACAAATTGAATTTAAGAGCCAAGGATCGCTCTGGGAAAGAGCGGATATGCGGATCCATGGAAATTAAGAATCAGACGGATACATCGGCTGATTTATTTTTTTATGGAGACATCGTGAGCGAAACATGGCAATCAGAATGGTATGAAGAGGATATGGCCCCAGGAGACGTTGAAGAATTTTTGGACAATCTTGAAGGAATGGGAAATATAAATATTCATATCAATTCAGGCGGAGGATCTGTATTTGGTGGAATTGCCATTTACAATATGCTGAAAAGAAATTCAGCATATAAGACTGTATATATTGATGCAATTGCTGCGAGTATAGCATCTGCAATTGCCATGTGCGGAGATGAGATTATTGTACCAGCCAATGCA